TGATGCCCTGGCAACGCGACCCATCGAGGCCGGTAGCGATGATCCTGATCCGGGGAACCGGGCCAATGAACCCCGGATACTCGGACTTCTCCATCGAGGGCCTTACGATCGATGGAAACAGCCGGTATCAGCGCCTTTCCGAAAAGCCCAAGGACGGGGAGGCACTGGTCTTGGTGGGATCAAAGCGGTCGAATGGGAGATTCGAAAACCTGGAGTTCCGGAATTCTCATGGTGCCGGGATGTACCTGGGGAACAATGGAAGCGGGCCAGGAGTGAACGAGACCGTCCGCAACGTGACGGCCCGCAATTGCGCTGCCGAAGGGATCATGCTCGATACCAACAAGAACAGCCAGGTGATAGATTGTCAGGCTTACGGCTGCCGGGTCGGGCTGTTCCTGAATGGGAATGATGACTGGAAGGACCGGGGCAGTGACAATGTCACGGCAACGCGGATCAAGACTGACAGCCAGATCACTTGCTGGCAGGTCAACGACTTCGCCCTGAGCCAGATCGAAATGGACTGCTCCAAGGCCGCTTCCTCATATGGCTTCGTGGTCAGAGACGGGAACGGCACGATAAAGAACTCAATCCTGAAGAGCGATCCGGGAAAGGCATCGTCCTTCGGGGGGGCCACATACTTCTATGAGCAGGCGCGCGTACTGCTGGAAGCCTGCCGGGTGGAGGGATACTTCGGGATTCATGCGGTCGGCAAATCGTATGCAGAAGCCAAAAACTGCCAGATAGTCGCGCCGGGAGGATGCTATTGCACCACGGACCCCAACCCGGTGCAGAGTACCATCGTTGCGAGGGGGTGCACATGGGCGGGGAAAAAGAGCGATATGAAGGAAGGATCTAGCCTCGTGGAGGCTTAGATTACACCTAGCCCTTTTTCTCTTCAAATCCGTAACTTTTACCGTCGCTATCAATTGTTTCTACGTATATTGTGTCACCTGGGCCGAACCAGTATCTAACCATAAATATTGGGCCGCGAGGCTTCGGGATGAGGGATTTTTGGGGAGGCATCAGGGGGCGACCTCCCTGCTGAGAACGGCCTCCCAACCGCCCTCCGTGAGCTGGCGGTCTTCCTCCTGCCAACCCTCTTTCACCAGGTCATCAGCCTGGAAGGAGCAAGCGAAATGCCCCTCCTGGCCTCTCTGGGTATCTGAACACTGCCCGCAGCAGGCGGGCGCGATTATATATTCCCTGCCCGGTTTGGCAATTATCCCCCAGGGGCTGCTTTCCAGCTCACCTGGATAAGGAGCGCGGGCCATCTCAGGCCACCTCCTCGACAGCTTCGTTGGCATCACAATCCACGAAACTATAATTCCAGCCAGCTGCGGGCCTGTATGGGCACTTGGTTCCTCCCATTTTGCGGCATCGCTTCCCGCCCTTCAGGGAAGGGCAATAATCATCTTCCTGATGATCATCGTCCCAATTCCAGAATGAGATGTATGATACCTCTTTTCTGAATTTGGTATCATACCACTCGTTTGGTCGGGGCGCGTGGACCAGGGTTCGCCCAGATACGGTCACCGGCACTAATGCCTGTGAGTGCATTCCATTCGTTGAATGCCGCCAGGACTTGCTGGGGCCTCTGTTCCAGATATTCCAACCGTTGCCGCGATCCCATCTCGTGGCTATCTCCATTGTTTCCATTTTGGCCGCTCTGATAACGGCCTTCCTGAATGCCCTTTCAGGCATCAATTGCCTGGTCCATCCGGGCATTTCTGTGAATCGCATCTACGCCACCTCCTCGACCTGATCTACTAGGGCGCGATAGATCGCGTATATGTCGCTCGTGCTGACGATGTGCCTATTTCCATCTTGGTTCGGCCATCTGTCCCTGACTACGCTCTCATAGTCATCTAGCTTGACGACCTCCAGATAGACCCCATCGTTGTCTCCTGCTTGCGAATCTGGATCGACGACATTCAACTCTATCACGCTATTCTCAGATGCCTCAAATACGACATCTAGCATCTCTTGCTCAGTCATTTTCAGCGCATTTTCAGCTTCGATTCTTATCATCACATTTCATCTCCAATACCTAATACGCATCGCGAGTATATATAGCTTACGATACGTAATCTATCTTTTCTAATATCGTCTACTGCGGGCAGCGTAAGCTATATATACTTACGCGACGTAATTGAGTATCATGGCAGAAAAGTCAGAGTTCGATGCAATTGTGAACGCGAATTTCGCGATCTCGATCCCAGCCGCGACGCGCGACAAGCTGGGGGTCGAGAAAGGCGACATTCTCCGCGTGATGATCGAGAAAGTTCCCAAGGTGGGAGGATCCAGAAGATGAGAATAGACTATATACCACCGGGGCCATATGATGCCCTAATGGAAAGCGATCTGCGGAGGATCGAAAGAAGCTTGCCAGCCACTCCGCGCTCTGCACTGGAGGCTAACCTACTCTGGATGACCGAGCACGAACTGGACGATACTGATTACTATGGCCCGCGCATCCGCGAGCTAAGCGACCTGCTGGGGGTCTGAGAGATATGGATTCCCGGGAAGATCAGATTAAGCGGGCCTATGAAGATCTGCGAACGGCCCGCATAGAGATGCATGAAGTATCTGAGAGAGACCTGGCGGCCAGGACGGCCCTGAAACAGAAAGAGGCCGCACTCCTCCTGAGCGGCGCGATCATAGGCAAGAACGCCGAGACTCGCGATGCCCAGCTCAAGGAAGGATGTAAGGGAGAGCTGGAAGCAGTTGAGGCCGTGCGCGTCGAGAAAGCAGATGCACAGCTCCGTTCTGATCTGGCAAGCATGCGGGTTCAAGAGCTTCAGTGGCTCATCAGGAATGATCAGGCCACCGCCGATCTGGATGCGCGGGGATATGTGACGTCAACTACCCACGACTGAAGTCGTGGGCTTGTAACTGAGGTAAGATGTTCCCTCGCTACATTTGGCCGGTTGACTTTGGATTGGCGTATCCTCACAGGACGCCTTTTGCAAGGACAGTCCTGGCGACCTACTCCGGAAAGTGCCGTCACATGCCACACACTCAGGCCAAGGATTGCTCCTACCATGCCCTCCGAAGCATTTTGCACTCAGAACGCCTATCGCTTGAAGCCGTATTTCTCCGGTATATCGGAGTGCCTGAACCTCTCGCGAGGTGGATAGACGGAGCTTGATGTAGCTCTTGAGTAATCTATATATAGTACATAGCTACTATATAAGACTTATGCTAAAAAAGGACATCACGGTAATTCAACTGAGAACGGCTACAAGAGAACGCCTTAAGGAAATTGGCAAGAAAGGAGAAAGTTATGATGATATTATTAACCGATTATTGGACGAAAGAACTAACAGCGGGGTACGCTCCTCCCAGGGCTAAAGCCCAGGGTTTCCGCTACCCCTGCACCCCGAGGTTTTCATGAACCGCACCGAAGCCCTCTCACTGGCCGTCTGGTACGCCTTCCTCGCTGGCGTGGTAACGTTCCTCTACATGCTGTCTATCATCATCGTAGATGCCGCCACTCTCACCATCACAGGATCGGCCACAGGGCACGGGATATGTAACCTAACGGTGGAGGCAGACATCATCAGTGCAAACGTCAGCCAGGCGGTCAATTGCTCGAGCTGGGAGATCGTGGCTGGTGATCTGGCATGAGCGTAGAATCGAAGCTCTACATGTTCTGGATATGCCTCTTCCTGGGTATATTCCTGATCCTGGAGGCGGCCCTATGAGCGCCGGTACTGGGGTCAGAAGGCGCACCAGACGCCACAACGCCGAAGCCCAGTGGAGAGCCTATCACAAGCGCCAGAATGCGATCTACCGCGCTCTTCTGGAAGAGCCCGGAGCCTGCTATTATGCGGCCAATCTCAGAGGGATGGCATGAAATCGGCTTTCGCGGCCATGCTCCGGGCGGGGATCACCAGGGCGATCTTCTCAGCTCGCTGCGACTTCCTGGATCGCAGAGGCTTCCTGGCGCTCAACCAGATCCAGACGCCTACTGAGCTGGCCGAAGAGCACGCTTGGGTCCGGCCTGGGCACTGGAAGGGACCAGTTCCCAGACCAGGTGAGGAGATCCGCTTCAGCGCTCACCTGGAGCCCTATTGGAGAGATGATGGCTCGTACGACATCGGCCTTTTCAGGTGCCGGAGGCTGGAATGAAACCTCTCCACCAGGTCATAGACGACGCCGTCACCATCCGGGGCATCATCGACTACCTGGAAAAATCGGTGGAGCCGGTCAGCTTGCACGAGTTGGCAATGACTCAGCACATTTCCAATGCCACCGCTCTGAGGCTATGCAGGATATTGGAGAAGGCCTCAGTTATCGAGCACCCGACAGTCACCAGGATTGTCATGGGGGCCCCACAGGAAGTCCCTCAACTGGCCTGGCGGCTTACAAAGTCGTTCTGGCTGGGCGGATGTGTGTACAACGCTGAAGATCTTGCGAGGGGGGCAGCATGACCAATATTTGCGACGGCCCGGGCATCCGTTTGACGCTGTCGAACGAGAATCCAGCGACGGAGGACCTCCTTCATGTCGAGTTCGCCATTCGGACTGATATCGGCGTCTTCCGGTTCTCCGGAGAGGGCGACCTGGTCGAACTATGTGAGTTGATCCCAATGCAGGTACAGAACGCCGGGACATTGTATAGCCTCATGAAAATATTTTCAGAAGAGGAAGCAAGATGACTGACGACTGCACCATACCATTCCTCCTGGAGGACCGGGATAGGCTGCTGGAAGAGATCGAGAAGAGAGATATCAGGATTTCAGAGCTGGAGCGGGCGATCTCGCTCAGGGACCAGCTCATAGCGATAGAGGAGGGAGAGAGATGACATTCAAATTATTCAAAGTGACTTTACGGGGCGGAATAAATCCGGGATCTACGAACTATAATGCATCGTTCGTGGTAGCCGAATCACCCGACGCGGCATATCAAGCGGTTAGGGATTTTCTAGACAAAAACGACCTTTGCTATGATGATGAAAGAGAGTTGAAGTCAATCGAACTGCTGGCGGAGGATAGTAAATATCCCGCTTGTAGGACGATGCTGTTTCTGGTGGAGGCCCGGCCATGACCCTAACCGAAGAGCAGCGGGCGGCGCTGAAGAGAGTCATTGCGTACATGAACAGAATGTACGGTATCGCCAGTCCGTACTACGGCTGTACCGAAGATGCAAACATTCTCAGGGCCATGATCGATAGCAGCGGCACGGTGGAGCCTACGGGGGGCTTCGATCTGGAGAGAGCAAGAGGTCTCCGCGACTTTCTTCAGGATGATTGCGCGGAAGTCGGGGATGTCTGGGCCGAAATGATAGCCGAAATCGAGCGGCCGCGGGCGGAGAACGAAGAGGCCCAAGAATCTCTTACAGCCGCCTATATGCTCGGAAGCCACGAAAAGGCACATGAGCAGGCCGCCCATATATCAGAGCTTGAGGTCGAGATCGCAGAACTCAAAGCCGATCTGGAGCAGGCCGAGATATGTATCCAAGCCCGGCTAGACGTCATCGACCAGCAGGCGGCCCGGATCAAGTCTCTGAAAAAAGAGATCAGGCGACTGAAACATGAGTCTAAAGTCGAACAAGAATTCACTAACAGCTACATCAAGAGGCTACATGACGCGGAAGCCCGGATCAAGGAACTTGGGTCGTCGCTGGACGAAGCCGAGGCACTGACCAAAAAGAATGCCGAGTTGATGAACGGCTACTTGCGCAGGATCGCAGAGCTTGAGGATGCCCTGGTGGAAGGATTGACAAACTTCCTGCATTATCGTGCATCGTGTTACGATCCAGCACGCCGCTGCCCTTATGCGAAAGAATGCGATGATTGTAGCACTTGGGATGCTTGTGGGCATGTTGAGAAGTTCCGATCGGAAGCCCGCCGGCGGCTCCAGGCAGAGGGCAAGATCGGGCCGGATGCCAAGCCGCGATCCTGGCAGATCACGGAGGAGCGGATCGGGCTCTTAGAGTATTGCCTTGAGACTCTACTAGATGCCCCCGACATCGAGGAAATACCTGGCCCAGGCCACAGTATCGAGATGCTACGCGCCATGCTGAGGGAGGCTGAGTAGATGGCCGCCTCTCACAAGTACCGGCCCACCCGAATAGGCCGGTTCAAAGATCTCCCCGAAGGCAGAGAACCGGAAACGGCATCGAAAGCTATCGTCTCCCCAGACGACTATCCAAAACTCTGGAAGATGAGCCAGGAGGGCTACCTGAACAGCGAGATAGGCCGGGCGTTCGGAGTCTCGGGCACAACGGCCGGTAAGCTGATCAGGAGATATCAGGCGGAGGCTGGGTTATGAGCCGCTTCGATTTTTCGACCTGCCCCGGCTATTGTGAAAGGGCCAGGCAGATCATGCTCCGCCAGACACATCCACTCATTCTGAAGAAGGCAGACGAGCCGAAGCCCTGCCTTCTGGCGGCTGATCAGGCTCTGGCCACGTACCTGGAGATGGAAGAGGAAGGAAAGGCCCGGCTGGCGGAGATCCAGAATGCGATAGCTATTCTGAGGGATTGCGCATGATACCACTCGATACCATCATACAAGGCGACTGCCTGGAGGAGATGAAGAAGCTGCCTGACGGGTGCATAGATCTGACTGTGACCAGCCCCCCTTATGACAATCTCAGAAAATATAATGGGTATGTCTTCGACTTTGAAGGCATCGCCCAACAGCTTTTCCGGATCACCAAATCAGGTGGAGTTGTGGTCTGGGTGGTCGGAGATGCTACCATAGATGGATCGGAGACGGGAACCAGTTTCAGGCAGGCTTTGTATTTTAAGGACATTGGATTTAATATTGAAACTATGGTATGGGAAAAAACGGGAAGTGGGTGTTTAGGGAGCAACAATTTCTATGGACAAAACTTTGAATATATGTTTATATTCTGTAAAGGGCAACCAAAAACAACGAATTTGATATGCGACAGAGAGAACCAAGTGAAAAGCGGAAAAGTAAAAGTAAACGGTTCACTGAAGTCTGATAAAACACAAACCACACGAATAATTGAACGCAACCCGGTTGGAAAGCGAAATAATATTTGGAGAATCGACACCCAAAAAAATAGTAGCCATCCCGCGCCCTTTCCCGAACAACTAGCCGCCGATCACATTCTCTCCTGGTCCAATCCAGACGACCTCATCCTAGACCCGATGTGTGGATCAGGGACCACATGCAAGATGGCGAAGTATCACCAGAGGCATTTTCTAGGGATCGACATCAGCGAAGAGTACTGCGAAATAGCCCGAAAGCGCGTCGCGGCGGTGCCCGCGCGGCTGGATAGGTGGGCGGAGGAGGGGATATGATCTATCTGGCTTGCCCTTATTCTCATCCGAACAAAGATGTGAGGGAATACAGGTTCAGGCACGCAAACCGGGCGGCTGCTAAGCTTATGAGGGAGGGGCATAT